TCAAGATTCCGTAAATTTACTTAAAGAGGTAAAAAATTACCGTTGGAAAACGGATAGGAATGGTAATAAACTTGATCAACCAGTCAAGTTCAATGACCACATTAGTGATGCTATGAGATATGCAATATTTTCTAAATTAACAATCCCAAGTGTTACTTGGGGAGCAATATAACAACATGGGATTATTTGATGTTTTTAAGAAAAAAGGTATCAATCCTTATCCTACCAATGTAGTGCAAATGGTAGGCACCAACACAAGTGCAATACAAAATTATACGGGACTAAGTTATGTAAACGAAGGATATCTAGGCAATGCCGATGTATATTCTATCGTTAGCTTTCTAGCTCGTAAGAGTGCCTCTATTCCTTGGTATGTTTACCAATTAAATCCAGGAGAGAAAGCACGCACAAACTTGATGCGCTATAAGCAACTATCAAAAGGTGTTGCTAATCGTGGAGCATATGAGCAAGCTCTTATTGCACGTAAGAACGCATACAGTGAGAACATCATAATGGGTACTCCACTAGCTAGACTTTTGGAGAAGCCAAATAATTACCAATCTCAAGACCAATTCTTTGAAAACCTATTTGGTTACCGATATTTAAGCGGAGAGGGAAATGTGTATGGCAACGATGGCAACTTGGGTGGCACTTTTTCGGAGCTTAATATTTTGCCAACGCAATATTTAGAGATTTATCCCGATCCGAAAGATGTATATAATATTTTAGGTTACAAATTGCAAGTTGGAGGTGGAGTTGATCTACCGAAAGAAAAAGTAATGATGTGGAAGAGTTGGAATCCCGACTTTGATGTAACAACTCGTACACATTTGAGAGGATTATCGCCACTTCGTGCCGCATATAAGACATTACGCATGAGTAACAACGCTGCGGATGCAAGTGCAACAATGACCGGCAATGGAGGAGCAAAAGGAGCGATAACTCCGCGTCCTTTGGGTAATATCGTGCCATCTTTCACTATTGAGCAAGCAAATGACATAAAAAGAGCCGTTAATGAGAATTTAAACGGCGTTGATAATAAAGGAAAGGTTGCGGTACTTCAAACGCCATGGGATTACATGAATTTTGGATTATCGAGCGTTGATATGGAGCTAGTAAATACACTTCGTATGTCAATGCACCAATGGTGTAGGGTATTTGGACTTCCCGCCGTATTGTTTGATGTTGACACATCATCTTATAACAACTATCAAAACGCAATGCGTGATTTGATCACCAACACAATTATTCCAATGTGTTGCCAACTACGTGATGAGTTAAATAAATTTTTGGTGCCTAGATACGGAGAGGATGTATTTATTGACTTTGACATTACGGCACTACCCGAAATGCAACAAGACATGGAGAGAATGGTTCGTTCACTTCGTGATGCCAATTGGTTGACATTTGATGAGAAGCGCGTAGCAATGAACTATCAAGAGAAAGAGGGAGCATTTGAGTACGCATACATCAACCAAGGTCTAATACCTATTGAGCAAGCGGTAATGGACTTAACTATCCCACCAAGCGAAAATATTGAAGATGGCATGGAACCTGGAATGGATAACATCGCAAACAACAGACGAGGAGATTACGCAGAGCGTGATGACGAAGTATCCCAAGCTGAAGAGCGAGCGCAATTGCGAGCGAGAGATGAAGATGATGACATCATTGAGGATAGCATATAAACAAAAGTGCATCGATGAACGCGAAGCAAAGAGGAGAGTACTTTCGGAAGGTGGAGAGACTGCGTAGGCAGCTTGACACCAAATACTATAATAAGTTCAAAGATTCCATTACAAAGCAATTTAATAACTTTGCTAATAGGATCAAGAGAGATGGGTTAGGGGCGGCGAGAGCATCACTTGGACTTGATTTGTGGGAGAAGGATTTAATAAAGATCTTTGAATCGTTGTATAAGGAAGCGGCAGTACTTTTTGGCAATAGTGTATATCGTGCTTTAAAGATTGAGGCTAACCGCAAAGCAATGACTTTTGGCTTTAATAGAGAATGGACAGACCAAATGATGGACTTTCTCATGGCGCAAGGATTTGTTTTGGTTAGCGATATTACAAGCACTACAAAAAAGAAGTTATTATCTATTGTTCAAAAAGGAATTGAAGAAGGCTTGAGCGTTGATGAAATTGTGAGAATCATAAAAAGCGATGAGCAATTGGCATATGCGGCTTTTAGGGCTAGACGGATAGTGAGAACGGAAGTGATGAGGTCTAGCAACATGGCGAGCATGATGGCGGCCGAAAAACATGACTTTTACGTTGACAAGCAATGGATAAGCGCAAGAGACAATAGAACCAGAAGGATTCCGCGTGATCAATTTGATCATGTTGAGCTTGATGGGGTTATTGTAAGATATGACGAGACTTTCAACGAGACTGGTAAGGACGGAGAGCCAGTTGCAGCAATGCAGCCAGGCGATATTAGCGCACCTCCAGGATTTACTATCAATTGCCGTTGTACGGTGGCTTTTATACCTAGAAGAGACCGCAATGGGAATTTACTACTAAAACCAAAATTAAACGAAGCAACAATTTACTAAAATGCCAATATACGAGTGCGGTCAAGGCAAATATAGAATTGGGGATGGCCCATGTATGTACACTTCACGCGATAGCGCGGAGCGTGCGTATGCGGCTTATTTGGCGCAAGATGGTGAGAAAAGTTTGGAGTTAAAAGAGGAAACATATAACGACTATCCCGAAGCGGCTACGAACAATGCAAAAAGAGCATTAAAGTGGAAAGAGGAGAATGGAAGTGATTGTGGAACGCCAGTAGGTTGGACAAGAGCGAATCAACTAGCAAACCGAGAGAAAATATCTCGTGATACCATTGCTAGAATGGCATCTTTTAAAAGACATCAACAACATAAAGATGTACCTTATTCAGAGGGTTGCGGTGGGTTAATGTGGGACGCTTGGGGCGGTGATGCGGGCATTAATTGGGCAATTCGTAAATTAGAGCAAATAGACAATAGAAAAAGCATGATATACAATTACAAATCATTTAACCTAGAGGTTAAAGATGTTGATACTAAGCAAGGAGTTGTAACTGGTTATTTCTCCGCATTTGGAAACGTAGATAGCGATGGCGATATTATGATGCCAGGCGCATTTAAAAGATCAATCCAAGATTGGGGGCCAGAAGGAAAAGGCAGAATTAAGCATCTACTTAACCATGATCCATCTAAGCCACTTGGTAAAATACAAGTGTTGAAAGAGGATGAGTACGGACTTTATTATGAGAGCAAGGTTGGTAAACACAATCTTGGTCAAGATTATATTAAGATGATTGAGAGTGGGCTTATTGCTGAACACTCAATCGGCTTTAAAACACTTAGAGAGCAAAAAAGTGGAGATGCAAACCAAATCCATGAAGTAATGCTTTTTGAAGGATCAAGCCTTACTGCATGGGGAGCAAACGAAGCAACTCCGTTACTAGGCATGAAGAATATGAATAACATTGAACAAATACAAGATCAAATCAAATCTTTTGAGAAATTTATCCGCAACAGTGATGTAACGGATGAGACAATCGATTTGTGTATGTTAAAAGTGAAACAACTCGCAGAACTGATTGAACGTATGAGTAGCACAAAGGCAGTCGATGAGACACCCGCGCAGCAAAAAGAAGAAGAGGTTCCAGTTGAGTCTTTAATAAATATTATAAACAAATTTTAAATTAACAAAATGAGCGACATTAAAACATTTGAAGCTGCTCTCGAAGCCAAAATGGCCGAGCAGAAAGCTGAAGTTGCTGCTGCTACTGAGAAAGCTGCTAAGGCTTTTGAAAGCAAAGTTGAGGCTATCAACGAGCAACTCGCAAAAAACAACAAGACAATTGCTGAAGCAAGAGAAGAAGTTCTCGCTGCTAAAGCTGCATTTGGTAAAATTGGTGCTGCTGAGACTAAGAAAGTTGCACAATCTTACAACGAGCATATTGCTGAAATCAAATCTGCAATCGGTGAAGCTATCGTAAAAGGTTACGATTCAATCAAAGAAGCAGTTAGATCAAACGGTAAAGGTTTCAATTTCGAATTGGACCTCAAAGTTGTAGGAACAATGACTGAAGGTTCTAACCTTACTGGTAACCCTTACGTTTCTTACATCAATTCTCCAGCTCTCCGCGCTTTTGTAAACCCACACCTCAGAAGCGTATTCAACATTATCCCAGTTTCAACTGGTTCTGTATCTTTCCCTCGTGGAAATAGCCCAGTTGGTGAAGGTTCTTTCGGTAAGCAAACTGAAGGTTCTGCTAAAGCACAATTGGATTACGATGTAACAGTAGTAAACAAAGTGTTGCAATTCATCGCTGGTTATGTAAAGGTATCTCGCCAAATGGTTGATGATCTTCCTTTCTTGAACGC